GATCGACTTGGCCATCATAGTCTTTAGTATTAACTGTAAGCGAATATAAAACGGTAGTGGTGTCAGGTGAACCAATTGGCAGCGTATAATTGCTAGGGAATATAGCAGAGATTTGCTGTACATAATCGCCCTCACCAATCAACGCATAATTGGTTGTAAGGCTTCCCGTCATAACCGCGTTATTGTCTGCATAAGTAACTTCATGCCTGTAGAGTGCGGTAGCAATACTGCCATCACAAGAACCGACAGCAAGATACTGTTCACGTGCAGGATTATTAGGCCTTTCTGCAGCGGTGCGGGTTAAAGTCCCGTTAGTAAAGTGCCCTTCAACATAGTTCCAGATAATATAAGTGTTAGGTTGGTTACTACTGCCACCTGGAAAGAAAAACCAGATTTCATCAAATTCCGCAACTGTTCTGGTAAAAGACACATAAGACTGCGGCCAGTTCATCTTATCAATCATCCAGTGTAATAAAGTGTTGTTTGGAACCTGAGAAACTACAGAGCCATTATAGATATAGAAATCATTCTGCCCCATCCACACAACAGCATCAGGTATATTAGCTACAGCGTTAGGGCCAATTAAACCATCGGTGTCTGTAAGCAACGTGATTATCCAGATAGATGGCTTGTCGACAAAGTACATCAAGTAAACGTCTGCCTCAGTAAACAATAGGTATTGCCCTTTAACATAGGCATAGGCTATTAAGCGCCCCGCACCCTCAATGTGGCGATCAAATACCAAAGTGGTAGCGTCCTTTGTCCAACCTGTAGGGTTGCTGCTATCGCTTGTATAAACGCGATTAGAAACGTTGCCTGCACCAAAGGTTACTATTTGATTTTCTACCTGTGCTACAAAAAGATAGTTTACTGCAGCAGGTGCGTTTGTAATTAATACTGGGGCAACATTAATATCGTTACTCCACTGATACACGCCACCCTGATCTCCTGGAGTTAAAACGGCAGTGTCGCCATAGCGATCTATAGACCAAATTCTAGGTCTGAAAAATCCAGCAGTAAACGGTTTGCCTACGCCGTAAACACCAGTCCCGTAAGTACCGCCCCCATATCCGCTGCCAGAGCCAGAAGGAAGGCCGCAAATACCAGCTAGAATCTGCCCCTGTACCAGGGTAGCTCCGCCCCCACCACCTGAGGCACTACTGGTTGCAAAGTTAGCTGTGATAGGCGAGTAATAAGCATAGGTATTTGCATCTATGCGCCTAATAACATTCTCAATATTGATATCACCTGCAACTAATCCACCAAACGCAACTGCACCTGTAATTTTAACGCGGTCTCCATCCCTAAACCCATGTGCAAGTTGGGCAACGGTAATGACTTTTGTGGTTAAAGTGCAACCTGTGGCACCTGTTGCAGTCGAAGTTGCAGTACTTAAGACTACAATGTCAAAAGCTGTCGCAGTAATATTGCTAATTGCATGGGTGCCATTGATACTAGCTAGAGGAATCCCCCCGATATCAGCAATAACCCCAGAAATCTTGATAATATCTCCAGGTCTAAGTATTGATGTGAGTATTGGCGAGTAAGTGACTGTAAGGACTGAGGTACCGATTGTGGTTCTAATTGGATTGGCTCCAAGTGCTGCTGCATAATTAGTGCTTAAGCTATTGGCAATAGCGGTTGTAGCGGTCACGAGCGGAGTGATGTTATATAAGCCACCTTGCTGATAGGTATAAAGTCGGGTGTCAGTTCCTATTAATATATGCTCAACGTTTGAATCGGAGATGTAACTATACATAGTTCTAGGTACGCCATCGAGCACCTGATAATTAGTAGGCGTACTCTTTAACCAACCGCCAATTTTCTGCGGTAAATTTTGGTAAAAACGCATCTTATCTGCATCAGTGTAAATCATAGAGGTAAAATCGTTATCCTCTTTATTTACCCCTGCTGGGATGTTGATGATTTGTCTTAAGCCTAGTGGCATCCTTTATACTCCACTATAGATGAAGTAGTTACCTACAAATAAAGTTGGTTGCATAACATTAAGCGGAGTACCTGAGCCTCCAGAGCGTACATCATAATAACTGTTACCAGTTCCCGCCACTGCACTACGCACACTTGCGCCCCCGTTATTACCTACGCACACGCTGCCTTGTATTGAATAGTCGGGAATTTCTGCTTGTAGCAATGTATGGGTTTCTTCTCCAACTGTCTGTCCAAGAGTTCTAGCGCTAAGACCTGTACCTGTACCGATCGCTCCAGGCACTCGCCCACGCATGTCAGGCAAATTAAAAGTAGCTCCGCCGCCACCAAATTGATAACCTGTTAAAGCAAATAGCCCTGAGTATGTAGTAGTAGAGACAGCGGTGCCATCGCATAAAAGCCACCCCGAGTGGCTCCCTGTTTGCACACCAAACTTATAATCCCCAACTGTTGCACCACCTGCGCCACTTGCTTCAAAGGTGTGTAGCGTAGTATTGAGCAATCCAATCTCTGCCCATGCCGCACCATCGTATATTTTTAAAATATTAGGATCGGTAGTTGTATCTAGCCAGAGCGTGCCATGCTGTGCAGAGGTAGGAGCAGTAGCGGACGCAAAGCAGTTAATAGCCTGTCTTAAGAGGGTGTCGACAGACCCCCAGTTAGTATTAGTGTAACTCCCCCATACGTCTGTATCGCCGCCGATAGATGGTAAAATCCAGGAAAAATTAGGGGTGCTGCCTGACATGTTATATACTCAATACGTTTTGAACCAGTCGTGTATTATTTCTTTTGCTTAGGTTGTTGCTGTAATCTTGAAAGATGCCCAGATAAGTATCAGCGAGTTCTGGGGTTTGTAGGGTGTCGCGGTAAAAGATTTCAAGAGCTTTATTGCGAACTAAATCTATTGTTTGATCGTCAAACCAAACGGAAATATCGTCATCATTGCTTGGATAGCTACTATCTTTGTAATTATAACTGATGGTGACATCGATAGCGTTGGCTGTATTAGGAGTTACATATAGCTGAGCTCCATAAATCGCATATCTAGCTGGATAACCAGTCTCTGCAGTGGTGGTCATGTAAGAATTTAAGTCGGCATAAGTAACGTTCGTAAACCCCTGACGAGCGCCATAAAGGCAATTACCAATAGAATATTTCGCATCAAGTAATCTACTGAAATCATCAGGGAGATTAGCGTAGTTAGTGCCCGCTGAAATAGTGATAACGCCAGTTTTATTAAAAACCCAAGGATGTTTCTGCTCCAGGTATTTAATGGCGGTCACGATGGCATTGGTTACTCCGTATTCAAAATCTGTACCATTTTTATTGGTCTCAAATAAGATACGGGTTTTCAATTCGCCTAAGGTGACCGCCATTTATACTTCCTTCTTTATTGTTCGCCTGAGCAAAGATATTTCACTCGTAACTTAATAAAGCCTGTGGTCGCGCCTGTCGCAACAGTGCCCCCAACAGTAACGACTAGTTGAGGAGAAGTACCAACTGGGTACAAGTATCCTTCACCAGTGGAGACTACGCCACTAGTAAGGCCTTGAGCCCTGTTGATGCCTTGACGCATTTGGAAGCCTGCGGTGGTTACACCTGCTACTCCCATAGGAGCTACCGCAATAAAGCGATCGGCATCCGTTGCATCACCAACATCAAAAGTACCTGTCGGGGTTGCGTTAGTATCCATCTCTGGATAGATCAACAAAACTTCTACAATGTTTATACCATCGTCTGGTAAAGCATCGGCAGGAGTTGTGATGGTATCGGCAGCTACTAAAGCACCCGTTAAAGTATATTCGAAGTCTATCTCGTACGGTATTCCACCTTCGTACTTGGGAGGGTGTTTACTGAAAGGCAGGATTTGACTAAAATTATAAGCTGTCATGTGTTACCTCTATATGCTTGAGTAGGTTGAAACTACAATTGACCCATTATCGTTTGAGTTAAATTGTAGCTTTTTGATTCCGTAGATACCTGACATTGCGATAAGGCGTTGTTGGCCTATATCCCAAGTGTCTTCCATGATATCAAACCCTGGAACTGCATCCCCGCTTCCTGAGAAACCTTGACCAAAAGATATCGCACCAGCATCCGCTCCCGCGAAAATAGCACGACGGCAATTAGCAACAGCCGCTGAAGTACCAGAATGAACGCCCAACGGTATTTTGTCGGTACAGAACACTTTTGTTTCAGAGAAGACAAAGCTACGCTCAATCCCACCAGAGCCACGGCCTGAGGTAATCATAGCGTTTTGTATGTCTCTGTACTGGTAAGGTGACGTAGTGTCTTGTAGTAAGTTATTATATTGCTGAATATGTACATAGAAATGATATTTCACACCATCAGCTGGGTTCTCAGCTAGAGGGGGGATGTACGGACGTGCTGTTTGTGCAATGGTTTCGCAATCCAGAATATATTGCAACTTCATTGTCGCAGTAGTATCAGCACCAACAGCTTGGTCAGTAGTTAAACTGTTAGGCCTAACAATACGAGTTACGCCAGAGGCAGTTGACGGAGCAATAGCAGAGTTTAGCCCTGTTACTTGCAACCTATCATTGCCTGAGTAGTTTACTGAATCATAAGCGATTGTCGTTGCATTGTTACCCGCAAGCTGGTTTAGTGCGCCCAAAACCCCACGAACTTTATGCCAATCAGAAAGAGATTTATAAGTATCTTCTGATAGGTTCATCTGCACTCTTTGAGCGTCGATGGTTCTTTTATTTGGGATAGAGACTGCTTGCCTTAGTTGGTTGATAACCAGAGCATCGTTATAGTATAGAAGTGGTGATTCATTGCCAAGAGCAACAGCATTGCCCACAAAACCCATCTGAGTTATGCGGTTTAAGAAAGGAATAGTGACTTGGTCACCAGATTTTCTTGATAGTTCGTCTTGCCTTCTAATGACACCAGCTTTGATCATTTGACCAAGCAGGTATTTGTCAGAGGTAAAGTCATAAAGCGTGCGCTCTGACCAGGCCTTGACCGTTAAGCCATTAGAGGAACTAAAATTGGTATTACCCATTTTTACGCCTCGTATATAAAATTAATAAAAAACAATTTCTTGTTTTCCTGCTTTTATTTACGAGACCGATTTACGAGACTGTCTAAGCTCGAACCTTTTTGAGAGTTGCTTATCTCTGTTGGCTGTACCGTCGCCCTAGTGCAAGAAAGAGAATAACCTTTTGATTTAAAAGACCATTCGCTTCCTATACAACACTATTTAAAAGGGTGCGTCAATACCTACTTATGCATTGCGCATTATTCTTGCCATATGTTTTTGAAACTTAACCTGATCTATGCCGCTACTTGGGTTTTTAGGATCGTGTAACGTCTGAGAAATATCAAATCCACCGCTATTATTACCCATCCCAACAGAGTTACCAAGCGACTGAATGGACGCCGATTTCTTCATGTTGTTATTGATAGCGCCAAGATTGGAACCAGAAGGTGCTTTTTGAGCACTCTTAGGCGCATATCCGTAGCTTTTTGCCATGCTATACATAACCTCGGCAGTATTCTTGCCAGAGTTGATTGCCGCCATTAAAGCGTTTTGCATCTTTTGAGCAACATAGGATTCAGCTTGTTCTTCATTGTAGAAGTTTTTAGCTACCTGCATTTCCACAGTCTTTAAGTGCTCAAGAGCGTCTTTAAAATCTGGGTTCTGTTTTTCAAAGGTCTGCTCTTGGGCACTTACCATATTATAATAATGCAATTGTTGAGTCTTTTGTGTGGATTCTTGATTAAAGTTCTCGAGCCTTTTCTCAAGCGCCTGGATCTTTTGCATGTATAGATTATGCGCATCCATATCCAAAGGATCTAACGGATCTGCTTGAGGCTCTGGAGTGGGTTGAGCCGCACGGGTTTCTTGCATTTGCTTCATCATCTCAAGCTGAGTTTCAAAACGAATCTTACTCTCACGCTCTTGATGTAATTGCTCTTCTAAAGCTTTGCGCTTTTCGATTTCTTTGTTGAAGCGGGATTTGGGGATGAAATTAGTTTTCTCAGGAGCTTCGTCATTATCCGTATCGGAGTCGTCAGGTGTTGCATCAACGTCTTCTCCTCCTTCTTCAACTTCACTAGATAAAGTGGGTTCCTCTTTAGTCTGGATATCGTCATTGTCACTACCTGCCTCATTATTAGGGGTTTCTGTTTCAGTGCCTTGAATTTTAGCTAGTTCTTCATGGAATCGTTCAGGGTTGGAAAACATTTCATTGGTATCATTCATATACATTTATCCTATGTTAAAAAGTTAGTTAAGCTATTCTTGATGGAATTCGCCATATTCTCCCGCACTTTTGCCATTTCATAGGCAGTTTTAGCTTGGGTGTAATTGATATCCGCTTCCTCTTTATCGGGTGCGTACATCAATTCATTCTCTTTAAGCCTGGTTTCAACCATAGACTTATATGCATCGGCCTTAAGCTTCTCAGCTGACGCATTCTTATAGTTAATTTCACTCATTAATATCTCTTGAGAAAGAGGATCTGGTTCAGGTGGAGGTGGAGGCTGCATCATTTCCATAACCTGCTCCCTAACCTCAGCCTTACCTGGCAAGAATTGCATCACAACAGGCATAATATTCACAGGATTTGGACCAGCCCATAATTGCCCTTGTAAGGCGATAAGAGTATCAAAGGTATCACGGTTTTCATCGGGGCTGTTTGGGGTCTCATCGACTACGATGTCATACTCAGCGGCAACCCTGGACTTAGTTAAAGGCATGTAAGGCTCGCTACCTTCACCAGTCACATTCTTAATTAAGCGTCCTTCGGCATTATCGACCAGTACGCGCACGCAATCGGTGTAAAGCTCAGCCTGATTTTGCAAATAAAAGTACTTAGCATCAAAGTAAGTTGAAAGGGTAGTAAGTCCCTGCCTGATTTGCTGCCTGTAAAAGCCACTGTTCATCTCTTTAGATTGCATCATACCCATAAGCTCAGGGGTAACACCGCATACAGACATGATTTGTGCATCTGCGTATTGGATCATCTCTAAAATCCCACTTGGCATAGGAGGGGTAATCTTAGGTCGAGACTTCATAAGTCCGCCTGGTTCGTATACGTTTACATGCCGTGCCTTAGTGTACGTCTCTACAAACGCGGGAACGTCATCTACAGCATCAGATTCAATCTCAACGCCACCTTTAGGAATGGTTGCAAGGAATCCTACATAATCAGAAACAGCTTGATTGAGCATTCTTTGCGGGTCTTTACATGCGCGCACAAGGCCATAGTAACATTGAGTAAGTTCGCTGAACTGCCCTGTCATGCACTTGATAGAAAAGCCAGATTGAGAGTAGTTCTCGGATTTCTCGACAACCTTGCCACCTGTGACAATAGCGCGATAGTATTTGTATCTATGTTGCTTGGTAGATTTAATCTCTATCCCGATGGCTTCGAAGTTCTCTTTAATCTCTTTAACTTCTTGAGCACTATCGACAGAAAACAATGCGTCCATATCAGGAACGAAATCATACTTTTCTACGTAATCAACCTTGATCATCTCTAAGCCCAACATCACTTCTGGGGGGAAGGCATCAGGTTTGATTTTCATAAACGGGTTTTCAACGCGATAGAAGGGCTCCTTTTGCCTCCACTGGTACTCATACACCACTCCAAGCTCTTCTACCTCTAAAACAGCGTCGAAAAACTGAAGAATGCGGGAATCAATTGTTGAGTCACTGGTATCAATGCCATCCTCAATACCGTATTGCTGACATAAAAGATCTTTGTTGATCATTTTAATGTAAACGAAAAAATCACTATCCATCATGTTTTTAGCGCGTGCTGCGCAGTCCCAAAACAAGAACCCAGGGAAAAGACGACTAACTATTGCTTCGCCATCAGGGTTATTGTCGTAATCAATCACAGTATTAGTTGGGCCAACACCACAAATAAGCATGTCTTTAAAGGCTAAAGAGTACTGGTTGGGTGCTTTGGTGTTTTGTTCAATATAGCGCACCATGTTGTTCATGATGTCGTTATAGCCTTCCTGTGCCCCATCCATAAGGCGAGGGTGGTATTGCACATCTAATCTGTTCTGGATTTCAAACCCACAAATAGACTCAACCACGGGAGCCGTGCGGTTAACTGTCATAACGGGAGAGGAGTTTTTAACTTGCCTTTCCATCGCTTCTTCAGTCCATTGGTTGCCTTCAAAGAGGGCGTAATTTTCCCTCACTTCAAAGGTTCGCCATTTCTCTGAGACGATAAAACTATCATCCAATCTAGTTGTCATTTTCGAGATAATATCTTCATCGCTCGGAAGACCTTTGATTGGTGCTGTATATTCCATGGTAATGCTGACAATTCAATAGCTTAACTTTAACCGACATTTTGCATAAGTAAAAGCAAAATTACGGGATAAATAATTTAAGCCTTTCATTTATATAGGTTATAATAATCAACTTTGCTTTTCTTCGGAAATGACATCTGCACGTCGCATATTCTGCTGAAAGCATCGATCATGTCATCGTGTCTTGCCGCAGGAAATTGGCGGTACTCTTCATCCTTGAAATAGGTAATTAAATCCACCTCACGGCCTAGGTAATTTTTCTTCTTTAGGAACAGTGGGAGAAAGATTTTCCTATCCTCAAAGTAGGGCGCAAGGCGTTCAATGCGGTCTTCCTTTTTCATCGGGCCGCCCACCTCACTAATTGCAAAGCGGTAGTTACGGTATTCCATAGCCTGACGCATATAGTCGATGTCAAGTTGCATACCGTATTTCTCATAGTAAACCATGCGAGGGCTGTACTCTTCATGGATACTAAAAAGAATGCTTTCACGCTCTTTGAGATTAAGCTTGTCTACCCACGCATCGATAAGGTAAATATTGCCGTCCTTATTAGCTCCAATCACAAGGATAGCTGAGTTATCGCTGTACTTATTCTTTGAGTTAGCAGGGTCTACAAACACATAGATGTTCATGTCCGATGTAGCGGGTTTTACTTCATAATATTGCAGCCACTCCTCTTTAAATACATTGCCGCCGCTCTCGATAGGAGTCTGCATGTAAAGGGCTGCCCAATCTCTTGAGTCGACGGTCTCACGGATTCTCTGCAAATTCTCAATAGAGAACCGTTCAGGCCATAGTGCTTGATCTTCGCCAGTCTCGGACTTGGTAATAGCAGGTAAGCAAATCACATGCCAATCCTCTTTATTCTCATTCAAAAGCCAGCCGCTTAGGTCGTCCGCATGCCAGCGGGTTTGTATGATTACAATAGCGCCTGTAGGCTCTAGGCGAGTGTATGCGGTAGATGAAAACCAATCTTTATGCTTTTGTCTGATTAAGGAGCTATCCGCGGCTTCAAAGTTCTTAAGAGGATCGTCAATAATGAGTATATGCGCACCACGTCCTGTAAGTGATGCATCCATTCCAACAGCATAGTAAGCACCACCTTGAGTAGTATGAAAGCGATTAGAAGCGGTAGAGTCATCGCTTAGAACCGTGCTTGGGAATATCTCCCTATAGACCTCGTCATTCATGTGGTTACGTACCTTGCGGCCAAAGTCTGAGGCAAACTGTTGGTTATATGTCGCAAAGATAATATTCTTATCTGGGTTGCGCCCCAAGAACCACGCTGGAAACATCTCGGAAGAGAGCAGGGACTTGCCATGCCGAGGGGGCACAAATATCATCAGGCGTTTGATCTTGCCGTGCTCTACGTCCTGTAAGGCTTTTGCAATTGTTTTAATATGATAGGGAGTAGTATCAAAGTTAGGATTCATTATTTTGGCAAAAGCACGCAGACGGCAGAACGCAACCAAATCAGGAGTGATTTCAATTGTCTTCGTATCTAGCATTCATAACCTCATCTAACTGCTCTTTAGGGAGTAGTAGTTGCAATTTAATAGGGTGTTTAGAACTGCCTGCATGCTCAAGAACTTGTTTTTCTACATAGCCGCGGTCTTTAGCTTGTGTCTTTAAATAAAAGATAATGGCAGTAGTATCGTCATCATCGATTTTCTTGAGTAATTTAGATTCAACATGGTCTTTGCGTTCTTCGTAAGCTTCCATGCACGCGTCTTTAAAGTCAGGGTCATGATCACGCCATTGATAGTAAGTTGATCTGCGAATCCCTGCGGCTTTACATGCGTGGGATATAATCCCCATATGCTTCTTTAACGTGTCTGGAAACTCTTTTTTTACTATGTCTGTTCTGTCAATAGTCTTAATTACTCTTCTCTTATGCATGTTAGTTTCCATCTAAATCATTAAAGCACCACAGTCTTATGTAAGTCTGACCTTCTTCATCAACGAGCCGTTCTATGTGTTCTAAGAAATGGTCGTTTTCTACTTTCCCTATTTCTCCTCTATACTGATAAATGGCTAGTATAACCTGTGCATTATCGTCATAGCGGTTTAGCTCTTCTGTAAGTTTGGCGACTGTGTAAAGCATGCTTACCCTTTGATATATAAATTGAATAGTACATATCCAAATATAAATATCATGCTGCCAATGCAAAGAAGTATTTCAAAAATGATAGAGCGAGCGCTCACACGAATGAATCCATAACGTCTACGTCTATAGCTTAGAGCCATGGTTTGGGTGAAGGTCTTAAGGAGGCTGATTTTTTGCACCAATACAATGGCGGAAAGGAAAATCATAGCAAAGGTAAAAAACTGTAGTCCAATATTCATCATAACAATCTCACGCATTCAAGTTATTCTGCATCAAATAACTGTTAAGTTGTTGATTTAACAAAGAAAAGGGTCAATCATAATCATCGTCTTTCACATCTTGCTTACCTATGAAGTAATTAAGAAAAACTATGCCACTTATTATTAATGTAGAGATTAAAGCGGTCATGATGAAAAAACCATATTCAGCGAAAAGTGCTAACATAACAAATATATTACAAAATAAAGTTAAGTCTTTCAAAAGAAAGGAAAAAGACATCTGTAAAGAGTTCTATCATAAGGTAAGAATGTTGCAACAATACAATGCATTCGGATTCCACTTTTTTATCTACCACGTGCCAAATGAACAAAATACTAGTGTGGGCTATACAGTGGAGTTAAAGCGTATGGGGTTAAGAGCTGGGGTTGGCGATTATTGCGTTATGCTTCCAGGAGGGAGGGTAGCCTATATAGAATTTAAGCGGAACGAGGCAGAAGCTCGCAAGAAGAATTCAAATCAAGAGGCATTTAGAAAAGAGTGTGAGTTGCTACAGACACCATATTTACTGGTATGGGACGCGGAGGTTGCAATAGAGTGGATTAGAGGACTCGGTGGGCACCCCAGTAAACAACTGTGAGGATGATTAAGGGGCGCCCAACCCGTTTATATTATAAAAATCAACGAAAGTAACCTTTAATTACTTAATGAGATAAGTGGAGGGGCTTAGTAAATCGCCATGATCTGGAACATCTAAAGCTGCATAAAAAGATAGAAAAACAATTAATGTTATGGTTGCTGGGTGCATTATTATGGAGCTAGCTATTTTTACAATTTTATTACAAGTCAAATTAACCTCCTGTTTATTATAAAGGCAATATCATCTATTGATTAATGATTGTCAACCCTTTGACCTTAACAAAACTCTTGTTGTAGTATTTGGTTCTTTGTGTTACAATGCAGCACTAACAACTGTGAGATTAATTATGACCCCTACCAAACAAGACACCATTGGCGCAAAGCTGCTTTTGACAAGTTCTTATGCAAAAGAAGACATCAAATCTATTAGAGACCATTACCAAGCAATCGAGCGAATGTTTGAGTTGGAGTGTAAAAAAGATGTGGTTAGCATCCCAGAAATGAAGCGATGCTTTCTCGCAATGAGGGACATGATTGAGTTCGCCATAGGATCTTATCATGATGTAGCCGAGTTGGTCGAAAAATATGATGTACTTAAGGCAGGTAAATAATGGCAAAGCTTATCACCTGGTTTGAAACCGCATCTTCACTAGACATTGGTGCAGTAGTAACGGTTACAGGGTTGCTCATCATTTTTCTGCTGCGATTCTATTTTGTGAGTAAGAAATAATGGACAATTTACCTGGCTTTGATAATTGGCTATTTGGCCGTGCCGAAGAGCATATGCAAAAGAGAATGAGAGACGACCTTGATGAAGAGGAAGAAGAAGCCGATGAGGAGGAAGAGTAAATGTTTATATTATGGAGTTTATTTGGGAGTGCAGCAGTTATGCTAGTCTCTCCAGGGAATGCAGTGCATTTGGCGTTACTTTTATGGATAGCGGCTCTGATCTTTAATTGTTTGGAGGCATAGATGGCCACTGTATTAGTATTGGCACTAATTTGCATGGTGTTTGGAAAGACCGTCTTACTGCTACTGGCACTGATGCTATTATCTCTCCCCTTTGTAGTGAATGTATTCATACTGGTTACTTGCGTTGCGATGGCTGTAGCAGTCAAAGGGGGGTGGTTAGTTCTACTAGTAATGTTTATAGCTTCTTCAGTGGCTTTGAACATGAGGGACTAGGAGCTTTATCTAAAGCCTTTTCTATTGCCTCATGCTCTACTTTCCAACTACGCGGTGCCCCACGTTTATTATGCGAGGGTACATAGGAGATATAGCCCCAGTAAAGCAACCTTTCTAAGGCTGGCAGAACCTTTCCAGCTCGGCGGTCACTTAAGAATAGCTCATGGCAAAACTGCTCAATAGAAAACAGCTTATGTTCATCAAAATCACCAGCTAAAAAGCGGTTCAACAGCATTGCATCCATATGTTGATATTGGCAAATATTATACAACGGCTCGTAGATATGCAGCACTCTGCCTTTAGTCAGTCTTTTCTTCATTCTTCTTCTCTCGGTTAAAAAACGCTCTTGCATCAGGCTTGGGGCGTATTCCCATTTTTTTATAAAATGCTTCTAGCATTTCCTCAATCTCTGCTTTGTCTTCTTCTGTCTCCCCGTAAGACGCCATTGGTTCGTTTCTAATCACGTGTTTCATATTAGGCTCCTGTATAGGTAGTATTTTAGCCGTTACAACGTTACAATCAAGGTTTTTTGGGCTCTCCAGTGTGACGCTAGCTTTAAGGTTATCCGTCACAATTGGCAAATTATCTATTCTCCGTGAGTTATAGAGCGAGCGTTTTGAAATTGGTATATAGCTAGTCCCATGTTTTGACCGTAAGGCTGCGCTTTTTTTGATAAACGGAATAAATTGGTAATTAAACTCCCGTCTTAATCGTTTGGTTACACCCAGATTCTTTAACCAGGCTTTATATTCCTCAACGATTGGCTCTTGTCTAAAGTAACTATCCCCAACTTGCTCCTTTAGAACCTTAGCTGTTTTACCAGAAGGCCAATAATTATCGATCTCGATCATCTGATTGGGGTTTGGGGTAGGAGATTTCATAACAATCTTTTCTAAAATAAGATTATTAGAAGAACCTGTAGTGCTACTAGTTGTTATCTTATTCGTAGAATAAGTATTAGATCTGTGTGCCAATTTTTGGCGCATATAGAGATTAAGTTTTCTGAAGTAATAAACATCAGGATCTACGCTGTACAGGCGATATATGCTTGATGACCACTTAGCCTCATGCTTTTTACCTCTTCTTACACCAATATATCCTTCGTCTTTAAGCTCGGACAGGCAGCGGTCTAAAGTCCTAATACTAATTGTCTGCCCGAACATCTCTTTAAGATCGGATATGAAAGTCTGCCTTAGGATCTTCATAGCAGCGCCACAAATTGCTAGTCTAGTGGATAAAATGCATTGAAGATGGAACTTAGTTCTTTGTCTGCACCTCAAGGCCTGATAATTTTTCTCGCGCTGAGCTTGGCCGTAAAAGGTAAGTTTGTTATGATTTTTGAGCGGTTTAGGGGGGTTTGTAACAGTTAGTTGACAAAAGTTGTGGACTGTTTTGCTAGATTGTGCTTGCGTTTGATCAGAAATGAGGTACATTTTTCCCTATCGATGGGGTTAATAAATCGCCGTAATGAGGTACTTTATTAATTCTCGAAAAGCTGAGGAGCTAATTAAGAAATTTAAAAAAGGGTCTTTAAAAGGGCCCTTTTTTATTAGTTACCTGCCAATATAGGTATTATATTTGGGGAGCTTTGACAAGTCGTATTTAGGAATTTCTAATTAATTCTAGCTGCCAGCTCATCTTTTTAAGACTTAACCGCACTTTTTCATCGATACTTTCTTTAAGCTGGGGTTGGCTTTCTTGGCCTTTGCAGAGGCATTGCGAGTGCTGCTTGCAAGAATTGCGCCTGCTGCTTTTTTGGATACGCCTTCTTTTTTCATAATGGAATTGGCTACGCTTGCAAAGCCAGGATGTTTCTTTTTCATAGTAAGCTCTATATATTACAACATGATTCTATTATGCAGCTTCGCGTTTTGCACGACTTAATTTGAAGATTTTAGAGGAGGGGGACAAAATAACCCCTCCCTCTAGGTAGTCATACCTCTTAATAAATTCGGTATCCAGATATTGTTAATCCTCCCTTACTGTCAGGGGTTTCTTTCGCATTGCCTGCCAACACTTGAGGTGCTTCAGTCTTAATACCACACATTTTTTTCAACTGACCTTTCGCACGGCCTTCCAAGAATTCACGTGTTCCAGGAGCATCTTCGGGCGTACCTTCCATGTGAAAACTTGGTATGTAGGCAATGCGATCTGTCCATATGTTTTCTAAATCTCTGTCTATTTCGGAAATCTCCAAAGCATTTAACTTCTCTTTAGCCCAAGTAGCGCAGCTATGCTTGCCATGACGTGTCTTGCCGCCTAATAAAGTATTAGCCGCATCAAAGGAATAGCAAGTAGCCATAGCTAGTAGTAATGGCCCAGTAGGAATCTCCTGACCATCAATAGTATGTACTGTATGCACCAACGCCAGCAAACCGACACCGATTGCTAGATTCCTAACGCGGTTTGAAAATTCATTGCGTTCTAACACACTAGTATTCCCAAGTAAAAAGAATTTAGGAGGGGTTGCAGCATCTTTATCGATATCTTCTAATAGAGATTGAATTTTGGCACTATCAACTAACCATGTTTTATGCCGCACATTGCTTGTTATTGCCAGTGATTCATCGACATGTAGTTTATTCTTTTCATCTTCCCAGACAATTTTATTGAAATATTTGTCTAAGGTGCGACTTGTGTAAGCTGTCTCTTTGCTCCTAACTATAGCAAAACCAGATTCGCCTAGGTCAGCTCTCTCTTGGTCATAACAGACTTCTCGCTTATAAAGCTCTTCATCTGTCTGTATGATTAAAAAAATATGATCAGGCTCTTGGCCAGTAACATGGCCTTTCATACAGTAAGAGAGCGCCCATTTAGTTTCAGTGATTTCTAATTCTGGGCTTAAAATTGAATTAGTATAGGTTTTTGTGGTTTGCATAATATGCTCCTTTTTACGTTATGGCTTTCGCCAATCGGAAGCATAGAGCACTATTATGCACTATAAGAAGAAAAGTTTTGTTAAATTTGCGGATGTTACTACATTGTGTGAGGAATATCTAAATCCTTAATGATTCCTTTAGTGTGTGCTTCTCGCAGAATGTACTCCATGGATTTATCTTTGTACTGACTTATTAATGCTGCTGTTCGCTCATCTGAATCTAGTATATCCTTACTTGATGTATACATGAGATACATAATACCAAGATTAGTTGTAGCCATTATAGCTAAGGGTAGCGAGTTACCACTCTTGAATGCTCCCTTTGATATACCCCATACAGCCACATTTAGGATCCCCATTCCCCCAAAGCCTAATATTATAATTGCTCCTTGTAGCAAAGGACCTGCACCGTTCTGCAACTCGTAGTTACGAGAACTTCCTGTTAATTCGTCAAATACATGCTTTCTGGCATCGGCGGTGACTTTTGCCATCCATTCAGGTTCATTGTCATCAAATAGCCATCCCTCCTTAGGATCCAGCTTTTGTAAGTCTTTTCTGGCCTGGTTATATTCCTGCTCGGTTATAGCGTCAGTGTTAAATTGACTGCTAAGTTCCTTTTCGCGTTTTTCATACTCTTCTTGGGTTATTTTGTCGCGTCCCTGTCTCATAGTTTCTCCTAAAGAAATGATTCTTGTAGTATTTGCTGCATTGTGCTACAATCACCACAACAAATCAAGTTCTATAGTTTCGAATGAATCCTTCAAAAGCCGTCCCCAAATCAATAAGAATTAATGGCCGCTCGCACCGACACCTTATGGCTGCTGCGAAATATTTTGATTGCCCTGTGTCGATGGTGATCATGTTATTACTTGAGGATAGTATGATCAGCGCACTTGATAAACCTTGGATTTCCCTCAATCTTAAGCGTAAGTTTTTTGACGAGTTAGATGAGCGAATTAAGACTGATACTTATTTATTTAAGGATTAGTATAGAAACAACCTGCTTTCCGCTTCACGGCGGGTAAGGAGGCCTTTAATAATTACGCCGCCATCTTTATCCCACCTAAGAAACTGGGCACGGACATCATGCAAGTCGTTACGGTTAATACGCTGCCTTAAAGTACTGCGCTGATAAGCACCAGCTCCCACATTAAAGACAAAAGAGGTCAAAGCTGCGTATTGGTTATCGGTTAAGTGCCTTTTCGTTAGCCTTAGGACAGCCTGAGCGGATTCGCCTAAGTCCTGTAGTAATAAACTATTGGCTTGCTCTGGGGTTATCGTGAGACCGTGCGTCACATCCTTACCTGTGTGGCCATAGCCAATAGTTAGGACGCCGCCACCATCAACATAGGCTTTATAACGGCAACCTTCGAAGTGCTTAATTAGTGTCGCAGCCGACTGAGGTATAGGGCGCATTAATGACCTGTTCGCATTTTACTAAACTGTCTACTGCCAAAGTAAAAGGCAATGATGCTGGAGAAAATACACGAATCGGACTCAGTCCACAGCAACCCTATTAACTCTATATTGTATAAGTTCTCAGGCATAAGCAGGATAAAAGGGAGTTTAGTTAGAATGAACATCAATATAAAGGCATAGGCAAGCACAGGTCTTACCGTTCCAGCAAAGGCATCGACCCAAGCCACGTTTGTGCGGGTGTTTTCATAGAGGGCTTTCATCTCTGTAGCTTCACCCTCTATGCGGACTTCATCAAGGCGCATTCTCATATTCATCTTTTGAAGTTCGATTTGTTTATTCATAAGTATGAGCTCGTGCTTCTTGTCCTGGCGGTCTTGAAAGAGCTTTACAACTTCGGGGAAAGACGAACTGACGAAACCCAAAAGGGCAGAAAGGATGGTAAGCATTATTTATTACTCCCTTGAAGCCTGAACTGGACAATCTGCATCTGCGTCTTGAGATCATCAAGCTCGTTATCATATAACCTGTTTTCTTCCTCAAGGTGAGTAAAGCGACTGTATACATTTTGCGCAAGTAACCCTACCAGAACCTGGATAACTAAAAGTAAAAGGGCGGTAATTCTAAAGAAATTACGGAGCATCTTTGTTTGTGGCCGTTCGTCTTGCGGTAAGTCCATGTTATATATACCTATTATCTTTAAACTTACAGTATTTGTGCAGGGCTTCCACGTAAAGCCTTTTTTGATAAATCATAAAGATAAGGCTTGTCGCTTTTGGTTCTTTGTGTTACAATGCGGCTATGAATGAGATGGTGAAAAATGAGTACTACCAAAGTGATTACAAGATCAGTGAGAATTGATAGCCGTGCGCATCGCCATATAATGGCTGCCGCAAAGTATTTCGAATGCACCTTAGGGCAACTGATGATGTTGTTGCTGGATGCTAACTTAATCAGCAAGCTTGATGATTCCCTCATCCCGTCGGATCTCCAAAAGAAGTTCTATGATGATTTGGAAGAGCGCATTGATGCTGATACTTATTTGTTTAAGGATTAGTTATGGCACTTACAGCACAACAGCGTAAAGACCGCCGCCTGGGCGTTGGAGGTTCAGATATTGCAGCACTATTTGGAGTGCCAGGGGAGGAGATAACCAAGTGGGCTACTCCGCTTGATATATATCTTGAGAAAGTGTCTACCGAAGAGATAGAGGAAGAGCCAGACTTTCTAGCTGTACCTAACGAAAGCGGCTTTTATGATATCCCAGCTAAAGACTGGGGCAATGAACTTGAAGACAAGGCTCGTGAATGGTTTATGCGCGCTACAAACCTCAAGGTTGAAGTGGTAAAAGACCCTATCTTGCATCCCCAATATCCATACATGAGAGCTAACATCGATGGTAAAATCGTAGGGCACAACGCCGTACTAGAATGCAAAACAACGCACGCACTCAATAAAAAGATGTGGTCTGATAAGGGTGGGGATAACATACCCGAAGCTTACTTACTACAATGTGCTTATTATGCTGAGATTCTGGGTGTTGAGACGGTTTACATCGTAGTTATCATCGGTACTGGACACTTTAGAATCTATAAATACGATCGCAAGCCTGAGTTAGGTAAGATTATACTGGATAAGGTTACCGACTTTTGGGAGAATAGAGTCCTAAAGCAAATCCCGCCAGATCCAATCAAACAGGAAGACGCTTTTAAGTTGTGGCCAACTGCAACTGAAGAGTCAATTACTGCAGACGAAAAGATTCTTGAGGTATGCAACGAGTTGCGCCACTTGAGAATTGGTAAAAAAACTTTAGAGGCGCAACTTTCCCTGAAGCAACTAGAATTATGCAAGTTTATACAAGATGCGCAACAACTAATTGCTCCTTCAGGGGAGGCGTTAGCCACCTGGAAAACACAATCAACTAACAGATTTGATGCCAATGCTTTAAAGGCTGAGCACCCAGAGTTATATGCCCGCTATATAAAAACATCACAATCACGAGTCTTAAGATTAAAGGGGGAAAAGGAATGACAAAGCAAGTCACTAGAAAGGAATTAGGACATAATGTAGCTAACGCTATAAAAGAGGCCATAATTTTGTCAGGATATGACCCTGGTGGTTTTGCATGCCAAGTGATTCTTGCTGACTATATTGCTATGGAAATGTCGATGGTCTCAATACTACCCGATATAAATGACGCAGACT